AAAGCCATTATGGAATCAGAGCTAGGCCGTAACGCCTTAGAGCGAGCGGCTCAAACGGCGGCTAATCTTCGGTCCTCTGGCTTTGGTCAGGCTCTTGGTGCCTCCCAATTCGCCGCTGGTCAGAACTTGCAGTCACAGCTTGCCAATCAGGCTGCTCAGCTTGCCGGGTCAGGGCAAAGACTTGCCGCTGGTCAACAATTAGCCAATATCGGCAATATCGGCTTTGGTCAGGCGCAAGATGTTCAGCAGGGCTTGCAGCAACAAGGTGCCATGCAACAAATGCTTCAGCAGCAACTTATTGAGGCCGCTAGACAGCAGTATGGCGGGTATACCGGGTTCCCGGCTCAGGGTCTTGGCTACTACGCCACGGCTCTTGGCGCTACACAAGTGCCTCAGACGCAGACAACATCACGACAGCCGGGTCTGTTTGATTACCTTACTCTTGGAGCAACCGCGATGTCTTCTGACGTTCAGCTTAAAACTGAAATTAAGAAGGTTGGCGTAACTCATGGCGGACATAATGTTTATGAGTGGTCATGGAACGAGAAGGGTAACGCGATAGGTGAGTATGGACGCGCCCGTGGCGTTATCGCTCAAGAGGTTGCTGAAAAGCAACCAGAAGCCGTTATTCGGGGCGATCACGGTTATCTAATGGTTGACTACTCAAGGATTCACTAATGAGCCTTCTTAACGCATTAATTGAAATGGCCCAGAGACCTTCTCAGGCTAGCTTGCAAGCCCCGGCACCTAGCGGTATGCCAAGTGGCGTTAATCCGCTCCAGCAGTCGCAGATGCAGGCTCAATTTAGTGCGGCAATGGCTGGGCTACCGCAGTCTGGCTTTGGCCCAAATATGAGTATGGCGGCAAGCCCTATGGAAGCTCAGTCACCAGTCAATCCGATTCCCCAAGAGGGCATGATGGATATTCTGGCGAGAAACTTTCAGGGAGGCTCTGGAGGAGGCTCTGGATACGCCGGGCTTCAGCCAATCAGTATGCCTCAGATGCAAATGGCTACCCCCGGAATGGGCCGACCTACTGCCATATCCCCAGCGCCCGTAGACATGACAACTGGGGCGGGAATCATGGGGATGCCTGCTCAGACCGATAATAGCGGTGTCATGGAAAAATTAATGATGATGATGGGGGCCAGATAATGGGCTTAATCAATTTAATGGGGCCATCTGTCCAAGCGGATATGGGGATACCGACAGACCTGTCTCCACGGCAAAAAGCGCCTATCGTTACCGGCAAGCCTGTTTATGAAGCGCCAGAAAAGAAGGGCTTCTTTGAGCGTTTAGGCTCTGGGGCTATGGAGTATTTGGGAGATCCGACTAACCGCGCCCGACTTGCCGCCGCGTTTAACACGATGAGGCTGAACCCCGACCCCAACATCGCTCGCATGGCTCAGTCGCAGATTGAGACTCAGCAAGCATTGGATCTTTTGAAGGGCCAAGGCAATAGGACGGCTGATGCGTTAGAGGCTGCCGCAAAAAACGAAGCTAATCCTACGAGGAAAGCACAGCTTGTCGCTGCGGCTAAAACCGTAAGAAGCAATCCATCTCTTGCAAAAGAGGCGGCAAAGCTATTATTCCAAAAAGAAACTTTTGGCGTAACCCCGATTGAAGTTGTTGGACCGGACGGCCAAAGAAGATTCATTCAAGTTAGCTCGCTTGGCACTGCTCAAGATGTTGAATTACCAGAAGGATTCCGGCCTAAGAAAGATGTCGAAAGAATAGATACTGGAACAGAAATAATTTTCGTGGACACAGAAACAANCCTGCCAATAATGAGCGTCCCTAAGCAAGTTGGAGAGGCGGCAGAGGCGCAAGCGGCTGGCACTGCCAGAGGTAAAGCATCAGCGGAATCACAAGCGCAACTTCCATCCTTGCAAGACTCGGCAACGCAGGCAAAAGAGTTGATATCATCATTGCTTGGAAAGCCCATTGAAGTAGATGGCAAAATAAAGTATGTCGGCACTAAAGGATTGCGGGAGGCTACCGGAAAATACCTCGGGCAGTTAGATCCAGAATCTTTGACTGGAGCCACGGCTCTAAGTCAAGAAGCGATTGACACCATCCCAATCATAAATCAATTACAAGGCAAGACTTTCTTGCAAGCATTTGAGAGCTTAAAAGGTGGCGGCCAGATTACCGAGGTAGAAGGGAAGAAGGCAGAACAAGCAATAGCTAGATTAAGTCGCGTGCAAAGCACAGAGGCGTTTGTGGAGGCTCTTCTCGACTTGTATGAAGTTATCGAGACCGCTGAAAAAAGAGCGTTAGAAAAGGCAGGAAAACAAAGCGATCAAGGGTTAAGCGTTCAACAACAAGCCGACCAAATTATAGCCGGGGGCAAATAATGGCTACCGCTGAGCAATATGCACAATGGATCGTAAACAACGCAGACAAAAAAGGCAGTAAAGAGTTTGCGATTGTAGAAGAGGCATATAGGCAAGCCAAACAAGAAAATGGCGCTCAGCCTATCCAGCAAATTCCGTCCGCTATCCCAGAAAAAGAGTATTCGTGGAGCGAAATTCCATTAGAGGCGGCAAAAAATCTTCCATCATCATTAGCTAACTTGGCTGGCGGAGTTGTTGAGGCCGTTACAAACCCTTTGGAAACTGCTGACACAATCACAAAGATTGGCGCAGGCGTTTTACAAAATGTATTGCCAGAAAGCCTTGTTCAGTATATTGGCGAAGACAAGGCGTCTCGTGATTTAGCAAACCGTGTTGGCAAGTTTTATGTTGATAGGTACGGCTCTATTGATGGATTTAAGAGGGCGCTTGCTGAAGATCCCGCCGGGGTTCTTGGTGATGTGGCTACAATACTTGGCGGGACTGGCGTAGCCTTACGCGCTGGCGGGGCCGCAAATGTGGCAGAGCAAGTCAGCAGAGCCTCTCAATTTATTGAGCCTTTAAGTGCAGCCACAAAAGCAACAGCCGCTGCTACTGGTGGCGCGGTTAGCGGCATTCTTGGCAGAACAACAGGTGTTGGCGCCGCCCCGATATCTGAGGCATTTACGTCAGGTCTTGCTGGGGGAGAAAGAGCGGCGCGATTCCGTGAGGGCATGAGAAGCGGGAATGTTGAAAAAATACTGCAAGACGCAAAGCAGAATTTGTCGTTTTTGAGACAAACTCGGAATCAGCAGTACGCCAAAGGCATGAAGACGATTGAGGAGGCAAAAACGCCACTCTCTTTCAAAGGTATAGACGAGGCGTTAGATGCCGCTATACAGCGAGTAACATTTAAAGGACAAGTTACGAATAAGGCGGCGGCAGATGCCGTATCGAAAGCCGTTCGCGCAGTTGAAGCGTGGAAAGGGCTAGATCCAGCCGAATTTCACACTCCAATCGGCATGGACGCTTTGAAACAACAGCTTGGCGGTATTATAGATGAGCTTCCAATTGAGGCAAGAAACGCGAGAGAGACAATCAATCAAATATATAACGCCGTGAAGACTGACATTGTAAAGCAAGCCCCAGTGTATAGTCAGGTGATGAAAGGCTATTCAGAAGCTACCGATCTAATAAGAGAGATTGAAAAAACCTTGTCTCTTAAGCCTAATGCGTCCGTAGATACGCAAATAAGAAAACTGTCCTCAGTAATGCGAAATAACGTAAACACAAATTTTGGGCAACGCGCAAAGCTCATTGAGGAATTAGAAGGAAAGCCAAACATCTTGAAGGCACCTTTAGCTGGGGCGGCATTGTCAGACATCACGCCAAGAGGGATACAAGGTGCAACGATGGGATTAACAGGTCTCGGTGCGTATGGCGTTGGAGGGTTGCCGGTCATGGCTGGAACTGCCGCTGCCTCATCCCCTCGATTGGTCGGTGAGGCCGCTCATGCGGCAGGGGTTGCAGCAAGACCTTTAGCCGCGATACCACCTGCGGCATTTGAGATGTTCCCGTATTTAAAAACTATTAAAGATCCACGGGCGCTCATGGCCGCCTATCAGTCAGCGATAATGAGTCGCGCAGCAGGGGGCGAAAACCAATAATGCTCAAGCCAATGACAGACCAAGAGATTGAGTCAATCGCTCGTGAGGCGGTTATGGACTCCGTGGATTTCGTAGAGTCAGAGATTGCTGAAGACCGCATTAAGGCCCAGCGGTACTTTGATGGCGAGGTTGATATCGGTGAGGAAGATGGCCGATCTAAAGTTGTTGCGACCAAGGTAAGGGATACCATTCGCGCTATTAAGCCGTCTTTAATGAGAGTCTTCCTGTCTACCGACAAGCCTGTTGAATATGTCCCATCTGGCCCAGAAGACGTGCAGTCGGCAGAGCAAGCCACCGAGTATATGCACTACAAGTTTAATGAGCAGAATGGCTACCGGGTTCTAAATGATGCGTTCCATGACGCAATGGTCAAGAAGGTGGGCATTGTTAAGGTCTACTGGGACACCTACGAAGAGCAAGAGACTTTTGATTTCCATGACCTTAATGAGATGGAGTATTCCGTCCTAACGGCTGAGGATGGCATTGAAGTCCTTGAGGAGACCGTTAAGAGCGAGATGTCCATTGATGAAATGGGCATGGAGGTTGAGTCCCCTCGCTACGATCTAAAGATTGCGCGATACAAAGACACCGGGAAGATGTGCATCGACTCAGTTCCCCCGGAAGAGTTTTTTGTTGACCGTAATGCCAGAAACTTGGATTCGGCCTATTGCGTTGCCCACCGAACAGAGATGCGCGTGGGTGAGCTTGTTCAAATGGGCTATGACTTCGATGAGGTGTCAAAACTTACCGGCCTTCAGCATTCCGATACGTTCTCTGAGGTTGAGGAGTTTGAGCGTCGAGGCTATGAGGAAGATTACTCTGACGAGGACGTCCAAGACCCCTCAATGCGCCTAGTGGCGATTACCGAGGTCTACATGAAGATTGATGTAGACGGCACCGGCATTCCTACATTGCAGAAGGTCACTTTGGGCGGTAACGGGTATAAGTTGCTTGACCGTGAGGCGTGTGGATTTATTCCGTTCGCCGTTTTTGAGGTAGACCCTGAGCCGCATACGTTCTATGGCCGATCTGTTGCCGATCTGATTATTAACGATCAGGACGCCTCTACCGCAATGCTTCGCGGTGTCTTGGATAACGTCGCCCTAACGAATAATCCACGTCTTGAGATATTGGATGGCGCGGTCAACATTGACGATCTCTTAAATAATGAGATTGGCGGTATTGTGCGGGTTAAACAGCCGGGCGCTATACAGCCGCAGGCTATCCCCTTTGTGGCCGGACAAACGCTTACCGCTCTCCAATACTTTGACATGGAGATTGAGGGCAAAACAGGCGTTACTAAGGCGTCTACCGGCTTGTCCCC